ATCAGGAACAGATAAGAACGCTTGGCAGACAGCTTTAAACATTGCATTTCTTACAGATAGTATAAACGATTTAACGGCAGAAGATGCTTACCAAATAAGTCTTAATGGATTTTACTACACTGATGCAACAACGGCTAATTTACCCAACATCAATAAGGTGGGAATACTTCGTACTATAATAACACCAACTGAACGTTACCTTACCTATTTAACAGTAGAAGGAGGGCGTCTTGTAATGTGGGCAAATAGGTACGATGGAACGACATGGGGAACATGGAATGCCTTAAGTGGAGGAGCTGCGATTGACGTTACAACAGATACAACTAATTTCGTTACCTTATTATCTAACACAGATACAGATGTGCAGAAGGCGTTAGATACCTTAGATAAACATGTGCATAGTACTCTGTCTCAGCCAGATGGCACGAATCCTTTTGTCTATACAGATAACGGAGGAGCATTACATATAGACGGAGATATAATTCAAAATGGAGTAGCGTATGAGACGCATGTAGAACAAGTATTCTCTAAGAATGACCTGATTATCACAAGAGATGGAGCAGTAGGGGGATTAGGTACAGGAGAATACACAGGTATTCAGGCAAATCTTTATGACGGTGTAAATAGTGGGCAATTAGTATTTGATAAGGACGGATGGGCAAGAGTAGGTGATGTAGGTAATCTTTTAAAATTAGCTACAATTACAGAAAACCCGACAGATGCACAGGTTGTAAGATGGGACGCTGCGACGAGTACACTGGTATCTATTCCTTTTGGGACGGTAGCAGGAACAATTTCAGAAGGAAACCATACACACGCCTTGCTCCATCAGCAGAACACGGATTATAAGATAGAAAAATATGGAACTCCTATCATTACTTCCAACACAACAACAGGCACATATGGGGCACAATTTACTGTCTTATACTACATTGCGACAGCTAATACCTTATTATCCAGTATTAAGGTATTTCTTGATACTGTAAATCAAACATCGTCTGTGGCTAATGTTGTAATAGACATATATGACCATGAATTCGGGTACCTTGAGGTACTTTCTGCAGGAACAGCAGGTAATTATTTAACCGGACAGGTTTATAGAGAAGAAGGGTTTACTATTACCGCAGGCAATGCTTCTGAGATATGGAATTTATCAAATCCTTTTCCAGTAGCTAATGGAAATAAATATTCTATCGTAATCTATTCACAGGCAAGTCCTTTATATGGAAAAGAATTAATTTATTTTGATATCTCTTCCGATGCATCAGGCATGGTACAAAGATACGTAGGGTCAGATGGAACGAATATAGTTGCAGACCCAAACACTTCTACACCAGGCACGACAACTAATTTATCGTATGAGATTACCTTACAATCACTTGCAAAGGTACAGTGTGATACGACAGGATTAGTTAATGTAACAGGCATAATGAGAGCTACACAAACGCCCGCGATTACATCAGATTTAGATTACATTACAAAAGGTTGGGCAGATATTAATAAGGAGGATACATTTACAAAGAATACGGCTTTTAATAAAAACTTTGGTACTGTGGCAGGTACGGTTGCGGAAGGTAATCATAATCATGTCGGAGTATATGCAAATCTGAGTTCAGTTAATAACTTTACCAAGTATCAAAATACCTTCTTAGACATAAGATTAGGTGATACAACTTCAGGTTATACTGGAAGTATTGGTGTAAAAAATATGGCGGGAACAGGCGACGGGACTACATTGGGTTATACGACATATCTTACATACGATTTATTTTACGACAATGTAAACGATAATTGGGTAGCTTACAGGGGGACGTTGGGACGTAAGCAGTTGTTACTGATTGGATATCACGATGATGGCTTTAAATTTATGACTGCAGACCCAGCAAAAACAACATATACATCTGCAGACTTTACAAAGATAATGCATGTTGTCGGCAGTACTAAAAGGGTGGCGATTGGGGACATCTTACCGACAGAGAAATTAGAAGTAGTAGGTAACATAAAGGCATCAGGTACGATAACAGGTTCAGATATAAGATTAAAAACTGATATTAACCCATTAAATAAAGGAATAGACGGACTTAACCCTGTATCATACAGGCTTAAAGACACAGGGGAATTCTATTACGGGTTTATTGCCCAAGAGATGCTAAAGACACACCCTGAACTTGTTAAGGGTACGGGTAAAGAAAGAGAAGATGGTACGATTGATTATTACGGAATAAAACAAGATGCCATAATTCCATTACTGGTTAAAGATGCACAAGATAAAGACATAAGAATTAAAGAATTAGAACAAAGAGTAATACTATTAGAAAAAACCGTTTAAAAACTTAGAAAAATGAATGAGGAGATGTGGACATTATTAGGGATACTTATTACAAACCTTGCCGCTATATTGTCAAGTTATATAAAGACAAGAGCAGATAACCTGGCAAGTCGGCGGAAAATTGAAAATAATCATACCTATCTATCTAATAAAATAGACAGCCTCCAAAAGACTGTTAAGCATTCGGAAGTAAGTAGGGAATTAATACGTACTATTCACCTTGGATTGTCTAATGAGGCATTCTTTATTATTGCCGCAAATAGTGATATAACCGCAAGTATGCAGACCGCTTTAAATTATGTACAGATTAGAATTAGGAATTTTGCTGCAAACTATGTTCTAAGTCCATATAGGAAGAATAAACAATTAGTAGAAAATTATTTACCTATTGAATTAGCTACGATAGAAGGCAATATAAGACATGTGTTTAATGATACGTTTACAGGAGTTAAAGAAATTGAATTTAAAGGTAAGAAAAGAAAATATACATGTTACGACTTTATAAAGGAGGATAATCCTGAAATACAAACAGAAACACGTGTTCTTATAGCAACATTGACAAAGAACGGATTAGAGGATGCGGAATATATAGCAGTATTTAAGAATTATATACATACCTATTTGATTAATTTAATAAAAGGCTGGAGAAAATGGGAACGATTGTAATACCTATTATAATTATTGTAATTGTGTGTGTTGTAATATATGGGCTATTCACGATAGCCCCTATTATATACGACTTCTTTGTAGAATTGTTTAAAAAGAATTGATATTATGAGCATTATAAGAACTTACCTTGCTTATTTTCTTTTCTTTTTCTTTCTGCAATGTGACCTTATGTACCTCATCTGCATAGGCGGTTAAGGCGGGGTCGTGTGTTACAATTATAAACTGAATGTCTAATTTCTTACTAACCTCCTTAATCATACTTGACGCTTTTTCGCGTAAATCCTCACTTACAAACCTCATAGGCTCATCTAAGATAATTACATTACTTAACCGACTGGATAACGACCATAATGCAATTCTTAATGCGAATGCCGCAATATCTACAGCTCCTCCTCCTGATGCCAGTAATGGATTTATTCTGTGCTCTCCTCGTACGAAATACACATCACACTCCGTCTTATTCCTCCGTTGTATAAATTCAATTTCTAATCTATATGCATCATCAAATACGGATTCCAATGCGATTGATGTAATGTCTGAGATATGGAATTGTAGTTGTTGTTGTGTATGCAGTCCAATTCCCCTAATTACCTCCTTTGCTTCTTCAAGATATTTTAGGTGTAGTTTTTCTTCTTTAAGAGCTCTTCTTGTAGAAGTAATTGACTTCTTTATATTTGCTCGTACCCCTTGCATTCTTTGTAAGGTGTTGTGTATATAATCTAATCTACTCATTGTCAGCTATTTTATCTAATTCATCTTCTAACTCTATTGACAAAGTATCTATCTGTGTATCAATTTTTCTAATCTCACTTTCCATTTCTTCTAATTTTTTCCTTGCCTGTACAAGTGTTTTGCACCCCCATACATTCGCTAATTCTTCTTTGAGGTGCTTTTCTTTGCCTGATAATTCTGCCAATAATGTCTTTGCACCTTCAATTTCTTTTTGCAATCGTAGTAATTCTTTTTCGTTCATGATAGGTAATTTTTTAAAAGTTTATAAAAATAGTCTCTTTTATCTCCCGCTACATGATGCAATAGAAACTCTAATTCCATGTAAGGAGCTTGCTTCTTCCAGTATGGATGCCTTGCTACAACGTGTTCTATTAATTCTGTCCTTTCAGGGAAATCTTTCTTTCTTCTAATTCTCCCTCTTTTTAATTTAATAGGTTTTTTACGTTTCATTTTTGTAAAGATTTTAATAGAATATCCTTAACAGATTGATTTATAGACGTGTTACGTATGTATATTTCTATATTTTTTTCAAAAGAAATCTCATTATCTAATGACTGTCCTAATTTCTCAATAAATGCATCTATTCTATTCATCTTCTGTTCTTTACGAATTAAGGACTTCTTATCAAATACATTATCTTTAATAGGAATATACTCTGCCAGTACCTTATTTTCTTCTGCATTATACAGAAATACGCAAGGTTTATGCCTTTCTTGTGTTATGTTCATGCGGAAAATACTGCCAGGATTTACTAATAATCTGTCTTTATACTCTTCGGTAAAGGTAAGATGATTATGTCCTGTTACAATTACATCGTAATTTCTATATTTTCGTAGTAATTTGATACTTTTGGGGTCTGTGCAATCATGCCAGGGCTTCTTGCCTTGATAAGTCATCACATGCCAGACCAATATAGAACGACCCTTGATATTAATCGTTTCTTGGGTAGGCACCTGCCCCCAGTGTGTTCCTTCTAATACCTTTATTTTACCTGCATTTTGCAACACACTAATACCTGTCTTATACTGCAATTCTAAATTATGTTGCGGTAGGTCATGGTTTCCATATATAGTATAGAAATTGTCAGGTAAGTATTTTAAAGTATTAGCAAGAAGCATAGGAGAAGGCTTCCATGTATCAAATAAATCTCCTGAATGAATTATAGGGCATTTATGTTTCTTTTGTAATTGAGCAATAAAGGATACCTTCTCCCATTGGACCTTATAGAAATCATCTATCCTATTAGTAGGAGGCTTCTCCCGCAAATGCCAATCACCTGTAAATATTGCGTCTATTTTCATATTTTTTTATTTTTCTAAATTAGTACCACATAATGGACAAACAGGTGGAAAATTTGTTTTAAATTTACCTTCTAATTCATTAACCTTATTTCTTACGTTCTTACGCCTTTTCTCTATATCTGTAATGGTGTTGTATAGTTTTTGTAAGTTATTACAGGAGATTAAAGATTTTTGCTTATTATATAGAAGTTCTAATAATGTGTTCACTTTACTTTTTAGGTTTACCTGTAATTGTAACTTCTGTATCCTTGCCTGTGTCTTATGTAATTGTAAACTAATTATGCGTAATTCTTTACCTTTCCGTAATATTTCTTTCTTCTTAGAGTATAAAGATAACATAGAATTAATAAATGTTTCTAATTCTACCTTATTATTAAGGTACATAGAACGTGTAGATATCTTCTGTAATTCAGTGATAATAAAGGTAATTTTAGATTTTTCGTCCTGTAATTTAATTAATTGTTTTTCTTTATTACGTATATATTGCAATTGGTCAATAAGGGTGTCTAAGTCATTATACCTACTTAATTCCTGTCTTAACTCTTTTAAATTTTCGCTCAGATGGTCTTTTCTTTTCTTAACTTGATTTATTTGTCTTTGTACGTAAGATAAAGAAGTATCAATCTGTTCTAACCCAGCTAATTCGTTAAACTTCGCTGCTACCGTACCTGGGGTATCAGCTAAAATAAACGGAGCATCCATCTGTTTCTGTATGTTTATTTCATCTATTTTTAACACCTCCTGAATCTCATCAGGTACAGAATTACCAATCGCATTAAATTCCTGATTATTAAGAATATAAAGATTTTTTGAATTAGTACGAATCCTGTGAATTATATTTTTATCAAGGTGTAGTGTAACCTGTGTATCCCCTCCCCAGTTACTACGAAAGGCATCACCAGTAGGTTTATTATATAGTACCCATTGTAATGCCCTTATAATAGTGGTTTTCCCATTATCTGAACTACCTATAATTACATTCATTCCTTTATCGAACGTAACTACCGTATTCTTATGTGATTGAAAATTCTTTATTTCTACTTTTTTTATCATCTTGCTAAGATTTTAACTATTGGAGATTTTTTTTTCGCTGTGTAGTAAATAGCTAATGCGTCCGCCACCGCCTCATCTCTGTACTTCGTCCCCGTCCATTGTACGATAAATAAAGAATTTATTGCATCTATCATTTCTGCCTTAGTACAAGAACTTTTATTAAGGACTGTTCTTTTTGCGTCTTGTTCGCTGTACCATTCTATCGTAATCTCCTTTGCATCCGCTACCGCCTGCAATAATCCATTTACTAAACCTAAGGCAATCGCCGCCACCGCTGACTGGCTACCATGAGGAAGTTCTGAGACAATATGTTGTACATTGTAGGTATCAATTATGCGTAGTAATTCGGACGTAATCTCAGATACCCTCCGCATTCTATCATCTCCTTTACGTATCCGTAATTTCTTTGAGACAGGTGCTGTCTTAATACAACCGCTTACAATTACTTTTCTTACGTGAGAATTAGCGGCTATAATAGCCCATCCAAACGCTGTGAGACTTGGGTCACATGTAAGTACATGCACATATTCTTTTTTAGTCCTTTTCATCTTTTCTTCTTTGTCCGGGTTTGCTTGAATTTGTTTTGAATGCTTTCCCACAAGTCAATTACAGCCTCTTTTAATTGCTCTTCCATATCATTTTCTTCTACAAGACGAACAGAGGTATCTAATGACTTATCTAATTGAGTATCATCTACATAATAGACGGACGAAGAGGAATAATCTTTTAAAAATTGAAGATTAGCTCTTATGTCATCAATTCCATAATCAAACAGGATATATAGGTCTGCAGTACGGTAAGGGGCATCTACACTATTCTTATATACCTCAACCTTTACCTTAGTACCTATCACCTTTGCAAATTCTTTGCCTTTCACCTTAATTTTTTTCTTTAATTTCTCCGGCTTATGAAATCTAAGACGTACACTACTATAGAAGGCAATAGCTTTGCCACCTGGTACGGTAAATTGTTCTCCGTAAGCTGATGCCCCAGCCTTTACTCTAATTTGGTTAGAACATACCATTAAGTAATTTTCTTTCTTAAGTATGCGGGCGATTTTACGAAATCCTTCTGAAAATTCTTTTGCTCTCCGCATTCCCATTTTATCCCCATCAGGGTTATCCATTTCCATGTCGGTACTTAATGCGGCAAGACTATCAGTTAGAATTCCGTTTATCTTAGCATCGGATTTCGGCTGCCAATCCTGCACGCCGGATATTACCTGTGTAACTGTATCAGGATTAGATACCTCAATATCTTCCATATCTAAATCAAACATCGCAGCGAACTGTGTGTTAAGGCGGGCTTCAGGGTCATTAAATTTAATCTCTCCTCCTTGTCTCTGTATATACCCACCTATCTCACACAATAACACGGTTTTACCACTCCCTTCAGGACCAAATACTTCCATTAAAATTCCTGATGGAATGCCCCCGCCTCTCTTACGTGTTCCACTGATAGCAAGGTCTAATAAGGTACTACCTGTACTTATCATTATTTCGTTATTTGCCTTTTCTTTCTTTGTCGTACGTTTCTTTAATTGTGTAGAAAGGGCAACTTCTTTATTTCGTCTAATCATAATTCCTTAGTATTTCTTTAATTACATTATCAGCAAGTCCTCTTCTTACAAGCTCTTCCTTAACCTGAGCTATATATTTTCTTTGTGCAGGAATAGTCTTATATTTCTTAAACATAGAATTAACCTCCTTAATTACCTTATCTATAAGATGTTGTTCAGGTACATTCTTAGAAGTCCTTTTTTTCCATTCGTCCAACATCATTACAATTATACGCGATTTTGTTGTGCGATTAGCAAGTGCGTATAATGCAAGGTATTCGTGAATGATAGAGGGGAGCTGGGCCCCCACTATCTTCGCATCTTTAATGCGTCTTTGTGCTTTCTTTTTAAAAAGTACCATTCTTATACTCCTCCTTCTTCTTGTGCGTCAATACAATCGTCCCAAATATCACAATCATCACAATCGTCATATTCGTCCGTATCTACGCCGAATTTATGTTTAAATGGGCATTTACCAGATGGTTTAGATTTTACTTGCTTAGAAGGCTTCTTCTTTGTTTCTTTTACAGGCTTCTTTTTAGGCTGTTTGATGCCTAACTGGTCGGCAACATCCTTCCTTAACTCATCTTCGTCTTCCTCATAATCATCAGCATCTATATCTAATGCCCTATCCTCAACAACCTCAGCTAATTCAACGAAATCCATGTCATTTAAATCGTCCCATGTCAAATCTTCTTCTTCCTCTTCCTCTGTCTTAGTGGTGGGTTTTACTGATTTCTTTTTTCTTGTTTTTACTGATTTCTTTTTTCTTGTTTTTACTGGTGGTTCTTCTTCGGTCTCTTCTTCACTGTCTTCGTCCATTTCAAAGAATTTTAATTCCATTTCTTTGTAAGGTAATTCAATTAATACTTTATCAAGGTCAGGAATATCCTCTATCAAATCTTCTTCAATAAGAGTATGTCTTTCAATAAAATCAATTCTATTTGCTTCTGCATACTTATTACCTCCGAAACTCTCTTCTGACCACCTAACACGCAATGTAAGTCCTTCTTCCAAATCAGGAAATACTTCGTATTGTTCATCTTCTTCTAATTCCTCATTTAAAAGATTTTGAAAAAGGTATTGAGACATGTCAAAGATATGGATTTCTTCTTCCCTCTTCTTTACACCTCTTGGAATTACAAGGTATAGATTACGTTGCGAAGAATTATATGCCTTTAATTCGTCTTTATCAGCACCTTCTTTTGCTCTTTTTTTCCGGTATTCACAAATAGGACATTTTTTTCCAAAACTTGTAAGACAAACGACTGTTTCATTATCAGCTCCTACCTGTCTATGTGTACGGAATGGGCGTTTATACCACAAATCGCCTACCTGTGCAATCTGGTACTCGTCATCTCTGTCGGGGTGTTTATCAAATGATACCGTATAAGGTATAATATCAATTTTTTCCCTTGCTCCTGGTGTAGGAGAATAAACCGGAATACCCTTTGGTAACTGTAGATATCCATAAGAACTTCCTGCTCTCTTCTGACGTTGAGAGTCTTTACTTACTTTGCCCCTAAATGAGCTTTTTTTCTTTTTTGCCATAATTTTCTGTTTTTAAATTAATCTTTTTTACGTTTCATTTTTATTTTCTTATCACTCTTTCGTTGCACCTGTTTTTGTGTACTTTCATACGTCAAATCTCTTGGAACGGAAGGACCTGCAAAGTAATTCTGCCCATGTAATACTACAAGATTTTGAAGTGCTGCCTTGCGTGTGCGGCTTATTTCATTCTTCGCAATTTCTGCAATGTTTAATTCATATTGGGTTTTTATCAGCTTTTCTTTTGCGTTCTTATGTCTTCTATGTGTCCTGTAATAGCTTTCTACATTAACAGCGGTAGGCTTAACCCCTTCTCCTAAGTAGGTATCAGGATCCTCATTAGCCTGTTGAATTAACTCTGCTCTTATTAACTTGACATGTTCCTCCGCTAATTGAACCGCTTCTACTTTCTCAGCCCAATATCTTCCATATTGCATCGCCAAAGATGCCTGATTAAGCCATTCTACATCTAATGCGGATTCATCTATTCTCATATCATTTTCAAAATCCATAACCTATTATTTTTAATTTTGTAAAGATTGTAGATATTCAAAGAAATTGACTAATTCTGCATCTATTACCGTCCATTTCATGTCTTGTATTAAAAGTAGTATCGTAGTTATTTCTTCCTTAGTTACTTGAATAGAAGGAGCTCTCTTTGCTATCTTAAACGTATTATATACGGCAATACGTTCTGCCATTTCAGAAATCTTTATACCTTGTGCAGGCGGATTATCAAGGCAAATAAGCACTAAATCCGCGTACGTAAAGTCTTTTGGAAATTTCTTAGACTTTAATGGTTTGTTCACAAATGTAATTTTCTTCATTTTAATCTATTTTTAATTATTAACTATTTTTCACAACTGAATAAGAGGCAAACACTATCTGCGAGAACCCACTATTATAGGTAGGTTCAAGAAACTCTTCAAGCACTAATCCGGCCTTGGTATTGTCAGATTTTAATAGCACACTTGTAGCATACCCCAACACATGTCTTCTTATCCCTTCCGCATCCTGTTGCCTTAATCCTGATAGTATTTTAGACACTTGCTTCCAATTAGAATTTGCCAGTAAAGCTCTACATAATTCTATACTTTCTGACGTTTCCTTTTGAACTTGTTTAGCCGTTTCAAGTCGTTTATCCTCCTCTGTAGAAAGTACTTGTTCCAGTATTTGTAAGGCATTTCTTGGTATCCCACCTGCTTCTTTAATAATCACCTGTAATACCTCCTTATCAAGTGCTTCCTTTTCTTTTCGTAAAACGTTCTTTAAAAGGCGTTTCATGTCAATTTCTTCTAATGGATTAACTTGTAACTGTGTGCATCTGTTCTTTACGGTAGGTAATACCTTTTGTGGGTCAGTGGTACACAAGATAAAATAAACATGTGGAGGGGTATCCTCAAGTATCTTTAATAAGGCGTTCTGAGCGTCTTTACTTAATTGATGCATCTCATCAAGTAGAAACACACGATAAGGGCTATTTACCGGCAAATACTGGGCATTCTTACGTATCTCTCTAATTGTATCAATCCCCCTAAAATCCGCAGAATCAATCTCAGTAAAATCCTTATCTGATACTCCCAATGTCTTTCCCACAATACGTCCTAATGTAGTCTTTCCACAACCTGTCGTGCCGTGAAACATGAATACATGAGATGACGTATCAGGATTTTCCAGTAAACCTTTTAAACTGCTTACTATTTTTCTATTACCTTTTACCTCTTCTAAGGTAAAAGGTCTGTATTTATGATATAGACTCATATTATTCTTATTATTATGATTTTTACAAAGTTACAAAAAAATAATGTATTTAAAAAACTTTTTAAAACTCTTTTAAAAAGGTGTTATGAATTCAGGAGAATACTCCTTTCTTTCTGCCCAACTGCCATCTACTGGACTTACTTCCGCATCAATGGATAAAGGTACATTTATCCATTTAAACGCCTCGGGTAATTGAACCGTCGCAATGTAGGTAATGATGTTGTAAATATGTTCTAATTCTGTTGGGTGTACGTCTAATACTATTGCATCATGTATTTGTCCTACTATTTTAGAACGCATTTTTCTTGCCCGTAAAGCCTTATCTACTTCAATAAATGTCCATAGCAAGCAATGGAAGGCAGCGCCTTGAACAGGGTAGTTTATCACATCATTTCGTCCCATTACCCCTTGCACTACAAATCCAGTATATAAAGATGAATAACCATTCTTAAGATATTGTGAGTAATGCTTCTTTTTCCAATTATTATATACCTTAAATCTGTTATTCCAAAAATCGTACTCTATATCTTTAAGATGATTTTCAAAATCTGTGTATGATTTGATACCTACATTGATTAGGTGCTCTGCAATAGACATCTTCTTATTAAGAGGCACTCCCATATCCTTTTTCCATTTACCTTGTGGGAGATGTAACCAATTGCTACACATATTATTTGCATTATTAGCATAATAATCTCCGTAGAATTGAGGGAAAATAAACGAATTCTTTGTTGCTGCTCTTAATAGGTTATGTTCAGGTAGATGTCTATCAAAGTCAGGTATTTTAAAAATCTGTTTCGCTGTATCTCCGTGCATATCAGTACCTTTATCTGTAAGATATTTAATCATAATAGGGTCCTTATGATAACATGCAGCGATTGAAACTTCTAATCCTGAGAAATCCATTTCTAAGAATTGATGACCTGGTCTTGGTATAATAGCTCCTCTAACTATTTTCATTGCCTTTTTATCCCTTTTAGGAATATTTTGGAAATTAGGGTTTGATGAACTGCTCCTATACGTACGGGCAAGGTGCAAATTAAAGAAAGGATGCAGCACTCCATTTACCTGTTCTCGTTCAAATGCAGTTAAATAGGTATCTCGTATCTTTAATAATTTTGTTCTTTCTAAAATCCACTTTAATTCTTCTATGTTCAGCATTTGCAATGCTTCTTCGTCTGTACTGCCTTTTCCTGTGTCTGTTAATTTCTTAGGAGTAATCTTCTTGACAATATATAAGAAGTGTCCTAATTGTGTACCGCTATTAAGATTGGGAGTGCCTTTTGTAGTGTGCTTCCAATGTCTGTAGAATGAACTGGCATAGATTTTCTTTTCTAATAACTCTATTTTTTTAGTCAATCTATGTTTTTGCTTAGAAATGTACGAAAGGTCAATTCTAAGCCCGTTTCTTTCTGCTCTGGCTAATGACAATATACCTTTATGGAAAAGTGTGTAGGCATTAGGAAAATTGCTATTTCTTGGAGATAAATAAGTCTCTCCTTGTGTTCCTATTATATACTTCCTTTGTAGCATTGATAAACGGTATTGGAAAATACTGTCATAGGCGCAATATTTAAGCACTTCCTTACCTATTACAGGGTCATCCATTACATTAGGGAGGTTATTCAGTGCATTCGCATTATTTTTCTCCTTAGATTTTAGATATGGACTTACATCACTATCGTAATCTATTATTCCAAAATTAACATAGGTCTGAAATTTTAAACCGCTTATGCCTTGTCTATTGTCTATTATGTGTGCCGCTTGCATACTGTCCCACAACCAATTCTTTACAGGTACTTTTAATCGTACGTTTGTCCATGTATCTTCGAATTTTATGTTATGAGCCATTTTACCTACTTCTTCACGCTGCATTAAATCAGTAAAAGGTTTTCTTTTACTTCTATTTGTAGGCATTTTAAAGGTATATACTTTATCCTCTGAAATTGCCAAACTTGCACACACTATTCTATGTCCTTTTGCGTGAGGCTTTAATCCCGTTGTCTCATAGTCAAATGCAACGTTTCCTACCGTTATCTTATCGAAAATTGATAAATCATCATCAAGATAGATTATCTCAGGCTCATGATATTTTCTAAAAGGAATAGTCAAATGTTGAACAGCCTTCTTTAAATCCTGCTTAAAAATAACCTCCTCCACCTTATTAGTAGAAGATAATACCTTATTTACGTCTAACATAGGAGCAATCCATGTAGATAATACCTGGTCAGGTATTACAAAACCTCTCCATTTATTTATATTCCCTAAATCTTTTTTCCATCTATTTCCAATTAAAGAATACAATGAAGTATCCCCAAAGAATACTATTAATTTAGGTCGTATTTCATCTATTACATGCATTAGTCTTTTACGACATGCTATTATTTGCGCCGTAGTAGCTTGTTTTTCTGTGTAACAACTTACTCCGTAGGTATTCACACAATCTTTGTCTAAGTCAATTCCGACCTCATCATAAACCTTTTTAAGGAACCTTGCGTCCTTACTTCTAAAAACCTTGCCTGTCTTGTCATCAATGGCAGAGGGAGAAGGAAATACATTAAGTATTCCTTTCTCTCCTGCTCCTGATGTAGTCAATTTAGGGTTACTACATTTCTTAGATAACCCACAAGATACACAAGAGTATATTTTCCCATCAGGGTGGGCTGTGCTTCGCACCTGTTTCTTTGTGAAGAACCCACTCATTACTGCCTTTTTAACATAGATAAATACTTCCAATCGGTGTCAGAAAAGAACATCCTGTCAGTAGCTAATATAGCTTTATTTGTTCTCGACAAGATGTCTTTAAGTAAATAGGGAGTTATCTTAAATTCTATCTGCTCTCCTTTGTATGTAACTCTCATTTTTTCCTCGTACCAACCGCCCGTCTCACTTTCACTTCTTACAATTAATGCACCTTTCTTTAAGATTAAAGAAATCGTCTCGTCTAACATATGTTCTCGCTTACTGAATACACCTGCCCTTTCTATTACATCTATTAGATTTTCAGGCAGTGTTATATCTTTTCCTTGCATTTCAAAGAATACAGAAGTATCAGGAAATTTATCCTCAAAAACTCTACAACTTATCACGCAGGAATCTTTTGTCTTAAAGTGAACCCAACCTTTTGTAATCGCTATCTTAATAGGAGACATACGAGCAACCTTAATCGCTATATGTGCAGGTAAAAGAAAGTCCACAACCTGCATCTCTTCAGATAAGGTGTAATTAGCAATTCTATAATTATCTGAACCTTCCATCTTAGTACTGGTAACATGTACACACGTAAGAACGGGGGTACTCATGTTTGTAGAACATGCTCCTGCCGTGAACTGTAATGCGGTATTGAAATTCTCAGGTAAATGTACCCATTTTTTCTTTACGTTTATCTCTTCAAGTGGAAGCATTATTTCTTTAATTAAAGTAAACCCAGCCTTAGACCTACCAGCCTTAAACACAATTTGGGTATCTTCCTGTTCTACATTTATTTCTTCTGTATTTATCTTGTTCACGTAGGTAAACAATTCAGAAGCAGCAATCGCACCTATAATAGGTAGATTTACAGGACTTTGAATACTCATTTCGTCGTTGTAGGATATTACCTTATTATCTTTGAATACAAAGTAGGTGGATTGCTCAATTAGCTCTTTCGTAGCTACTGCAGGCCTAACAAATGTCAGTGCCTTTAATAATTCATTCTTATTTATTTTCATATGAATAATGTATTTTGCTTATTAATTTTAAATTGTTCTTGCGAATGTAATTTCTCATAGGTATTAAAAAAAGAAATATTAACCGCATTTCTTATTAGATATGAATTAACTACTCCCTCCTTTAGGATTACCTTTACACGAAGTTTCTGCGAGTCCACGAACTTCTCATTCTTATTAAGAACATACCCCTTTTCTACGTTTTTCCATTCAGATTCCCCCAGTACATATCCAATACTTTCAAGGTATTCTTGTATTATTTTTTTCTGTAAAGGTGGGTAAGAATTATAATGTGCTCCTTTTATATTAATTTGAGGAGAATCATCAGATATCACACATGTATAGGGTTTTTTATAAGAAAATCTACCATTAATTTTATTAGGCACAAATATCTTACCGGTGATGCCTGTCATTAACCAATATGTGCTATCTACAGAATGCCACGGGTATCTGTTCATTAATGAGAACGACGTTACTCCAAATCCATGTACCTTTACCTCCTTACCTATTCTATTAATCTCAGAAAAGCAATAATCTAAGAATTGCGTTCTTTCTGTAGAACCGTACCCACTTGCGGTACCGCCTATACAAAAATATGGGTACTTATCAATACACCTATGTAGATACTTAACAGGCTCCATTATGTGGAAAACAGGTAAAGGAGAAAATCCATTACGTTCCATTATACGTTGATTGCGCCAGGTTCCTTTAACATCTCCGATTACATCAAGATTTGGATAAATTGTGATATACTCTTTATTATCCTCAATAAATTGCATATATGCATCTAAAGAGATAGTAACACCTTTAGATTTTGCACTATAGGCGCCTGAATCTAAGAATAAATTCCTATTTTTCCAATGAGCGCCTAACTTAGGTTTATCAAAGAATGATAGTAATCTATTATGTATCATTCTCTCCCAACCTATTTTCTCAGGATTGGATGATGCACTTCCAGCAAGGTAAATCCTCATTTTGTAAGATTTAAAAATTCTTGTCTAACTTCTTGTTTTTCAATAAAAATTCCTGTTAGACGTGTAGTAGTCATTGTGCCTTGTTTCTTTGCTCCTCGCATGGTCTTACAAAGATGTTCTCCTTGCATCATAAGAGCAATGCCTAAAGGAGGATAGGTATCATCTAATGCCTTTTCGATGTACCGAACAATCTCAGCCACAAGACGTTCCTGTATTTGTAACTTCGCACTGAAATAATCCACGGTACGAGCAATTTTGGACAAGCCTAATAATTTGCCTTTTGGGTGCGGTATGTACGCGAACCAATACCTACCGAAAAAAGGCAACATGTGGTGTTCGCATTGTGAATGAAACGTTCCAGTATCTACAATCATCTGGTCGTAGATTATTCCGTCATTTCCGTTTCTGAATGTTGTTATTTTAGGAGCTTGTTGCGGGTCATATCCTTTAAAAAGCTCCCCCCACATACGAACAACACGTTCAGGAGTACCTTGCAAACCTTCACGTTCAGGATTTTCTCCTATTTCTTTCAATAACTGGCGAATAACTTTTTCACTTTCTTTCGCCTGTATAGGATTATTTGTTTTCATTTAAAATGTATTTTAGAAGAATCAAATAAATCCTTCCATATAGAAAGACTTAATGTAATTCCGGTTAATGTCTCAATTTCAAGAATAGTTCTTTTAATGTCGTCTATAGGAAAAGGAACAATGATGTACCTGAACCCATACCTATTAAAAAGTGCCAAACTCTCCGTATAATTAGCGGTTAAGGTAGGTATGTCCTGATTAAGTAATATCGAATCTTCTTCTAAGAACTCTTTTCTTGAATTCTTAGAAGTAACAACCTTATTAATATCCCTTTGCATTACGATGAATAGGTCTTTATTGCCTCTGATTTTATTCCATTGTTTTACGAACTCAGGCAACATCGTAAGATAACTGAATTTCCCTACTGTGGATTTTAATTGTGAGAAATCCTCAAATCTTTGCTTATATATAGAGTCCCAATATGTAGAGAATGGGAATCTGGGGTCTCCTGTATAAGCTCTAAAAAAATTACATATATCGGGATGTTCTAACCCACCTTCGATTCTATTATCCCAAAAATTAGAACCTACATCAATTCCATTTTTTTGGAAAAACTTTGCCATTAAGGAGGTACCGCTTCTTTGCGTTCCTGTAATTACTATCATAATGCAGGGTCTTTTAGGTTAGCCAATTCAAATCCTTCGGCACGTTCTACGCAAGCCGCACATACTCCACATGGAATTTCATTTGATGTATAACAGGTTCGTGTTAATTCAAAAGGTACCTTAAGTAGGTGTCCTTTTTGAATTATGTGTTTTTTATACAGATTCACAAACGGGGTTAATATGTTTACCTTACCTGATGTGGATGCCAAAACGGCAGATGTAACATTATGTAGAAAATCTGGTCTACAATCAGGGTATATATAATTATCCCCGGCATGTACTCCTAAGGCGATATATTTCGCCTTTATGTTGTCAGCTATGCTCGCAAGTATAGATATAAATATTAGATTTCTACCTGGGACAATAGTATTTGCCATAATACTATCCGTATAATGTCCTTTAGGAATCTCCGTATCAGAATTTAATAAAGAGGACGTCGTGCCTTTAAAAATAGAGGAGACGTCTATTACACGTAATTGCATACCTAAAAGGGATATAATGTCCTCCGCAGCTCTTTTTTCTATATCATTATGTTTACTACCGTAGGTAAAAAACACAGGATGTACCTCATAAGACTCCTTAAGAGTGTATAAAAGAGTGGTTGAATCTAATCCCCCACTCATACTAATTACTACCTTATCCATAATTATTTATTTTTTTTTGCGATTGCGGGCAAGGCGGTGCCTTTACTCCATTTTTTAATCCATTGGGTAATAGTTTTTTCCTGTACCTTCCCCTTGCATAACTTATGTAGGTATTTTACGTCAGAATTGCCTTTATCCCATGCCATCCAGATAATTGCTTTATTTGATAAAGCACCACCCTTTTTGGTATCATCCTTTTTGGCATCATCCTTTTTGGTATCATCCTTTTTGGTATCATCCTTTTTGGTATCATCCTTTTTGGTATCATCCTTTTTGGTATCAGCCTTTTTGGTATCAGCCTTTTTGGTATCATCCTTTTTGGTATCAGCCTTTTTGGCATTTTCGTTTCGTGTACGAGCAAGCATAGCTAACATTTTATCGCGTAATTTTTCGATATCTTTTTGCACGCCAAGACCTTTACGAATTGACTTAAATTCGTCCTCTTGCTTAATAATACTTTTTAATACATTTATATCCGTTGCTTGCTCAATTTGTTCTTCAAGACTTAACTCATCGAATGATACTTCATCGACAGCGGCTGTTAATTCTTTTATAACTGCTTGTGTTTTTGTACTCAATTCCTCTTCTTCCCCCTCATCCAGTAGCCCGATTGCTTCTTTTACAAGTGCTTCTAAAGTTTCTTGGTTTTGTTTTACATCAATAGGGGGTTCAATGGCTAAAAACTGGTTTAGCTCTTTTGCTGCTTTTTTAATGTCAATTAATTTCATTTTTTTAATTTTTAAGATGAATAATAAATTTTTTAGAATTTTGTAAGTTTTTATAAAAGTAAGGGGAGGAACTTACAAAAACCTGCCCCTTACTGCCCTTTTTTAAAAAGGTTACAATGTTATTACCGTTAATGTGCATTCGATGTTAAAATCTGCGATTATCATTGAGGTAGTACGATTTATAAATTCGTCAATCGTTTCCCCGTACATTGCCGAGTATATACTACCTCTAAAATGCATTTCTAATCCGTATTTTTCCATTCTTAATTAGTGCCGCTTCTTTTTGATTAATTCTTCTAATGGTTGCCATAATTGTAAGTTTTTAAATGAATAAATAATTTTTGTTTTGTTGGTGCAAAAAGTAAAGGATAATTTTGTAAACGACAAAATCTTTTTAAAACTTTTTTTAAAAAAATTTAAAAAAAAGGTTACACACTTTTCTTGGAACCCCACAATTCTATATGCATTCGTGATGAATACCTAACCTGATTTTTTATTGCGATTTTAAGACAAATAGGGATAGTATATTGTAATTCTTGCCTATTTTGCCCCAATGGCATTAATAAAATCTGATGTTTTCGTATAATTTGGGCATCAATTAATTTCTGAATCTCATTCCAATCTGACTCCTGCCCTATTACAAATTTAAACCATGAATTAGGCAATTCTGACATAATAGATAATATATCCGTATGCAGTGCATGTACATTCCCTGAATTACGTAATTTAGGAGAATTATTCCAACAATCAATTAATGGAACGATTCCTGTAACAGGTGGTAACACACACTCATTTTCCAATTCGATAAAAGGCTTGAAATTAAACCTTTTTATGAAAGCATTAATAAAATTAACAAGACGTAATTGTTGTAATAATGGACTGCCCCCAGTAATAACAAGGTGCATTCCATTATATAACTTAGCTATTACCTTTTTATCTTCCATTAGTTTGAATAGAGCACTAAAAGAGTATGGGTTTCCAACCTTCCAAATGTCCTTAGTATCGCACCATTGACAACGTAAGGTACACCCTTGTAGCCGCAGAAAAGCGGCAGGAGTGCCCGTATAAATTCCTTCCCCCTGAATTGTATCATAAAAGAATTCAGAGATATTTAAGAAATCCCCACCTAAGGGGACTTCTTTCACCTGCACAGGATTAGGTTTAATTAATATTCGGCTCATACCTGGCAGTAGTTTTAGGTGTTTCACTTACTGTTACGGCGGATACCTGCCATACCATTTGTTTGAATTTTTCGTAAAAATATTTTGCCATATTTTCCGCCGAAGGCTGTTCAAACGGCAATACATCATTTAAGAATGTGTGGTCTAACGTGTTGTCAATCCACTCTTTAATAGGTTGTAACTCGTGGTAATCGACCACAAATCCGTCTTTATTAAGAACGGCGTTACGTAATTCCACAGTAACGATATAATTATGCCCGTGTACTGTCATGCACGGATGCCCGTCTTCCAGGTTAAGGAGGCGGTGAGCTGCCGCAAATTCAAATTCTTTTGTAATTGTGTACATATATTTATTTAATTAATTTATAAAATCCGTAATTCTAATTTGTCAAGCCCTTTCCCATACCCAAACCTCATTCTTACATGAGCCACACGTACAAGAATATAATTTACATTTTCAAACCTTCTTAAATTTACGGGAACACTTAATAAATACAGATTATTTCGTTTGTGTAATTTATTCTAAAAAAAGATACCTCCCCTTTACTTGTTGTTAAGGTTGTTATTAGGCGTCCTATACCGCCGCTTATATTATACATACCCTTATTAGGTGTTGGTACGTTTTCTTTTCTTATAACAAATAATTTTTTATTCTTAATTAATCGTACCCATTCATTGTTATTTATTATTGCATTAATAATATACTTTGGGTATTCCTCGTCATACTGAACTGTGTTTAAATCAATTAAATTTGTCATAATTGTAGGTTTTTTAAATGAATACTATTTTGTATGCACTTTTGTTTGCCAGATAGTATCTTTTTTTAAATGAATACTATTTTGTATGCACTTTTGTTTGCCAGATAGTATCTTTTTTTAAATGAATACTATTTTGTATGCACTTTTGTTTGCCAGATAG